AAAATCCAAGCACATCCATCATATGAACAAAATGTTGATTATATTCCAAGAGAAACGGAGGTTTATGAAGAGTTTAAAACATTATTGAATCGTACTAATATTTAAATGACTTATTTTTAAATCATTCATAAATAAATCATTTAAAAATTGAATTTTTATTATCCTATGATAAATATATATTTTATAATAAAGATGGCTTCTCTTCAAGAAAAACGCCAAATAAAGGGACTTGAAAATTGTATAAAAGATTCTAATTCTACTCCAACAGGTTTTAGAAATAGACTTGATAATTTAAGAAATTTAGATGGATATGAAAAGTTTGAATTATATAGACTTGCTCTTGAGTATAGACGTGTTGATTTAATTTTAGCATTATTGACGCCATACCACAATCTTCCAGGAAATACATTAATGAAAGTATTATGTCATTGTTATTCTAAATATGTAAAATCACTTTTGGATTGTAAATGGTTTAAATTAAAGGATAATTACAAAAATGAAATTATTAAAATGATGCAAATGAAACGTCAGTATATTCCTGATTCAGATCTAATATCAGATAATGATAAAAAATTAAGAAACCAATATAATAATATAGATGATTCTATGCATACAATTTTAATGCATCCAAAAGGACTTGATGTACTATTATTTTTTGAAAATAAATTTATTGAATTTGGGAGATATATTACTATGAGAAAAATTAAATGGTATAAGGAAAATAATCCTGAATTTATTCGTAGAGAAACTGCAAGAAAATTAATTGAAAGAGTTGTATTGAGCTATATTCATGCTCGTCTATATAGTCCAGGATATGGAATACGATATTTAAAAGCAAAAAATAGTTTTGAAAATAATTAATATTTAAGATTTATTTTATAATATAATAATATGTATTTACATACGATTAGTTTAATAGGAAAAAGACCGACAAATGAAGACGCAGAATATTATTTATTAAATTTAGACAATAAAGATAAATCTAAAAGACCAATTAATTTGCTAGCAATATTTGATGGTCATGGAGGACCATTAATAAGTAAATATTTAAGTGAAGTTTTACCCCAATTCTTTTATGATAAAACTCGAATTCCTTCAAAAGTTAAACAAGCATCTCCAACATATCATAAATTTATAAATAAATTATTTGACTTTGTACAAGAAAAGATTAGAAATGAAATAAAGGAAGCAAAATTAATGGGATCAACTGCCATTATAGCACAAGTATATAATTATAAACCATCGAGAAGAAGATTACAAGTAATTAATGTTGGTGATTGTCGTGCCGTATTATGTAATAAATATAATATTGGTGTAGCATTAACAAAAGATCATAAACCCATGGGTATCGAAGAATATGATAGAATTACTAATATGGGAGGTAAAATTATTAGATTACCAAATGATGATCCTCGTATTATGGGATTATCTGTTTCAAGATCAATCGGAGATGTTGATGCGAAACCATTTGTTTCTCATTTACCAGAAATTTTTGATTACGAAATAAGTTCAAATGATAAATTTCTTATACTCGGGTGTGATGGTGTTTGGGATGTTTTTAATAATCAAGATGCTGTTGATTTTGTATTAAACGAAATGAAAAAAGACTATAAATATAACATTGAATCATCAAATGTTAAAAATATTGCGAAAAAATTAGCCGAAGAAGCAATTAATAAAGGAAGTACAGATAACATTAGTGTTATGATTTTATTTTTTAATTAACAACCTCAATTGGTTCATATTTTTTAAACTTATCATTGTAGATACATTTCATTCTATGATAAATTTTATCCTTAAATAATTGTCTCATCTCGTGACTCTTTTTAATATCAGGAATATAACATATTCCAAATCTTTTCTCTGATTCTATATCTATTACATCAAATACTTCTCTCATTAATGTTCTTTTAATAATAAATACATCTTTTTCATATTTTTTTGTTGATTTTGGTAAATCATTCTTTAATGATTCAACTTCATGATTATTTACATATATATAACTCATACCACTTCTTGATGGGAGAAAAATAAATCCATTTATAGTATAATCAGTTGTTCTCATCTTATCAGCAACAATATTAATTTCATCAATTGTGTAGATCTTAATAACATTCATTTTTAAATTTGAATCAAAAAATTTATCAATTAAATATTTATCAATATTATCAAGCTTTGTCGACATTCTTTCTGTTAGTAATTTCTCATTTTCTAATAAATAACAATCTTGAATTAAAAATATATTCTCATCATTTTTACGAATAATTCTACCTTCAAAGAAAGAATTCTTGTATATATTTGGATTACATTTAACATTTAATTGATACATCGATATTTCTCTAAAATTTAATTGCTCTCTTTTGTATTTTATATTCTTTTTATCAACTAATACACATACATTATAATCATTATATTTTGTAAAGATAACATAAAAATTATGACCTTGAAAATGAGGTATAAGATAAAAATTTTCTTTATTTTTTTTAATATTATCAAGAATATCAACTGAATCTACTATCTTATACCTAAAATTATATACATTTATATTAGAGTATATAAAATTTACGATATGATTTTTAAATTTGATATCAGTTATTAATTTAGATTTGAAATAACCTAAATTAAGAACTTGTGAAGTATTTATATTCATCTTATACTTATTATATTCTTTTAGTTTTATATATTTATAAATCAATTTTTATAAATCTTTTATTTTAGGTAATCCAGTTGAAAAAATATATTTCTTTTCTGTTTTAGGATCATATGATAAATTTTCATATAATTGTCTCTTACCTTCATTTGGAATTACTTTTTCTGGTTTTTTGAAATAAGATAATGTTACATCTTTATCATTATTGGCATCATGGAATAATTGACTGATATTAGTGGCATTTGAATTTTTAATCTTTTCTGGAATATTTAATCCGAGTTTATCTTCAGCAGTTGTATTTGGTTTAAATGCCATTTCAGGAATTGTTATTCCTAAACCAGAACCATAATGTTTTGGTTCTTCTTTTTCATTGAATTTTTCATTTATACTTTTCTTTAATGGTGAAACAAATAAGAAATATAAAAATAAAAATAGTAAATACAATAGTATAACAAACATTTATATATTATAGAAATATATAAATTTTATATATTATATTATATGGATACAATTCACGAATCAAATATTCAAATAAATATTAATGAAATTAATACAAACAGTAATGTAAATATTAGCAATATAATTTCTCTTGCAAATATAGATATTGAAAATGTTATAACAACTCTTTCAAATGTAGATATTGGAAATATAAATATTGGAAATGTAGATATTGGAAATGTTATAACAACAATTGAAAATATTAAAACTGGAAATATACAAATTCAAGTTGGTAATATAGATGTTCAAGTTGGTAATGTAACAGTTGACGTTAGTAAAGAATTTAATTTAAACAAAATTTTATCAACATTTGTAATTTCAAATGATTATAGTATAATGCCAATGAGTTTTAAAATAACTGATAATGTTTTAAGTCTGATAAAAGTTCTTTTAAAAGACTCACCCAAGTCAGTCGAAAAAATATCAAATACGATTAGTGATATTATTAGTGATGGTGTTCTAGATGCATATGATATACCAAAAATAGTATTATTAATAACTGAATTACATAATACTCATTTAAAAGATGTATTTATAAATCAAAATATTAAAATAAATGATTTATTTGATTTAATAAAATTTATCATACATCTAATTGTTGAACGTAAATATGTAAAAGTAGAAAATCAAGATAAAATATTCAAAATGTTAGATATGTCCTTAACATTATTAAATACAACTATTACATTACCAAATGTAATGGTTATTAAACCAGGCTCATGGTGTGGATGTTAAAATTTAATTTTAGATCTAAGACCAATTAATATTAATACAATTGCAAAACAAACAATAAGCATATTTGTTATATGACTAGATGCATAAGATATATTGAAAAAACGTTCTATATTTTTTGATTTTACGTCACTAGTATCTTTATCAATTTGTAAATTAAGTTCTCTTATATAATAATTATTAAAATCATCTAATGTAATTTCATCTTTATTTTGTAATCTTTTAACACTATTATGACATTCTAAAACCCATGCAATTAATTTTTTTTTAGAAATTAAAATTTTATCAGTTAATGGATTCTTTGCTAAATAGTCACCATAATGTATTCTACATTTTTCGCAAGGTAACATATTTTCTAATGACATGAAAAATTTTTTAAATTCTTTCATATCATCTGGTGTTGGATTATTTGGATATGATAAAACAAGAGCATCTAAAAAAAACCATGCTTTAGGCCCCCATAAATTAGAATCAATGTTAATTCTACTCATTATATATATATTTATAAAATAATTTTAAAATTTGTAATTTCAATCGGTTCTTCATATTTTTGAATAATTAGTTCTTCATTTACTTCAATCATCAAAGAAATTATTTTGTATGGATTCATTAAATATTCATCTAAATTTTCATTTCGAAGTATTATATTATTTTTATAGAAATAATTTAGTAATTGATATGATATTTTCATTATATCAGAGGATCCTTCATGTAAAATTTGAATATTCATACGTGATTTTATATCTCTAAATTCTAATTTAATTGCCGGTTTATTATTAAATGATAAATAGATTGATGTATTTGGATTCCATTCATAATTCAAATATACCTCAATTGGTACAGCTTCATCAATTTTATTATACATTATATTTCCTAAAATAATTGGAATATTATCAATTTCTGTAATAATATCTCCTTCATTTATATCATTTTCATATGATTTTATAATTGTGACACCTGGAGTTTCTTCTATTAATGTATAATCACATAATAAATTAGAAAACTGAAACTTTTTATCAATTCCCTCTAATAATTTCTTAATAGATAGAGAACTTATTACTAAATTATCACATTCATGTTTAATTCCATATATTGATTCTGATTTTATTAGAATTGATCCAATCTGTGGTGTATTCGATTCACATTTTAAATATGCAAATGGGGGTAATTTGTCACTACATAAATTCGTAAAATAATAATCAATATGTGTCACATTTATTATATGAGATTCATTGTTAAAATAAAAATCATCAAACTTATCTTTTGGTATTTTATATTTTAAATCTGATACTGAATAAAAATGTTCATTATACGTTTCACAAGAAAACAATGATAAATTTAATTCAGCAGATAGGTGAATTAAATCTATTTTATGTAAAATATTTGAGGAACTCAAAGAAATTTTACTATACATATATGGGAATGAATATGATATGATATAATTTTTATTCATATATTTAATTGGAATTGCATCTAATTTAATTATTATAGATTCTTCTTTTTTCATCCATGGAAAAAGCGTCGTCTGTTCATAGTTCTTATTGGTTTCAATGATGATTGAAGGGAACATCTTTTATAATATATTATTATATCTTATTA